AGAGGAAAAGAAAAAGAAAGGAGGATATCGGCCAGGATCCGGAAGGAAGAAACGGCTAGAGGAAGAAGAAGTAATTGCCAGGCTGCAACCTATGGCGGATCTGGCGTTCAGGGTATTGGAGCGTAAGATCGGTGACGGCGATCCTAAGGCCTTGCAAATATTCATGAATTACTACATCGGCCTCCCAACCCAAAAGATTGAAAACAAGATTGAAGGCAACCTCAATCAGGTACAAATTGAGGTAGTGAAGCCCAATGTAGAAATATTAGAGGCGGCAACGAACTGACAAATGCGCATGCGTTTTCTATTTAACATAATACTACTTATTAGTCATATATAAATTTGTTTACATATGTTTTGTCATCTTGTCATCGGTTTGGTCGTCCACTAATGGGGGGGACTTTAACTTTTTACCTTTCGGCAGGCCTGGGGTAAAGACCGATTTCTGATACCCACCAAACTCTTGTCTAAACAAACTTATATACTAATGACCCCCTTTTTATACCTACTTTTCACTTCCTAAATACACTTCCAAATTTTTAGAAAATAACTAAAACTATGAACGCTAAACTACAGACTAACAAGATCTTTGAAATATTGCAGGAAAGCAAAAAGAGAATAACGGTAATGCAAGGAGGTTCACGTTCTGGCAAGACCTACAACATCTTAATATGGTTTATCATAAAGCTGTTACAAGAAAATGGCAAAACTTTGACAGTAGTAAGACAATCTCTTCCATCCATCAAGGGTTCAGTGCTTAGAGACTTTGTCGACATCCTCAGCCGCTTAGGCATTTATTCAGAAGACAACCACAATAAAACAGAACAGATATATCAGCTCAATGGCAATGTCATTGAATTTGTATCAGCCGATCAACCGCAAAAGATTCGTGGTCGAGCTAGAACGTACCTTTTTTGTAACGAGGCAAATGAACTAAGCTACGAAGCGTGGATGCAGCTCATCATGCGTACCGAGGGTAAAATCGTGATTGACTACAACCCATCAGATCTGTCCTCATGGATTTACGACAACGTGATTCCGCGTGATGATGCAGACTTTCACATCACAACGTTCAGAGACAACCCATTTCTTCCAAAAGAGCTAGTAGACGAATTAGAGCGTTTAAAAGACGCAGACCCGAACTATTGGCAGATCTACGGCCTTGGTGAGCGTGGACTCTCGCAAGACCTCATCTATCTGCATTGGAAGACAACAGAGACAATGCCAGAGGGTGAGACCGTGTACGGCCTTGACTTCGGGTTTAACAATCCATCGTCACTTGTAAAAGTAGTGTTCAATGACGGTGTTGCATATGTCAAGGAGCTATTATACGAAACGAAACTAACGACCAACGACTTAGTGGAAAAAATCTTAGCTTTGGAACTAGAGAAGTATGATGAGATTTATTGTGATGCTGCGGAGCCAAAGACGATTGAAGAATTAGTGAGAAACGGACTAAATGCAAAGCCAGCCAATAAGATGTAACGGAAGGAATACGCACTATAAAAGGCCACCCTTTGGTTATCCATCAAGATAGTGTAAATTTGTTGAAGGAGTTAAAAAATTACCGTTGGAAGACGGATCGTAACGGAATGAAGTTAGATCAACCAGTTAAATTCTCGGATCACGCTTGTGACGCTATGCGCTATGCAATATTTTCTAAATTAACAATTCCCAGTGTAACCTGGGGAGCAATATAACATCATGGGATTATTTGACATCTTCAAAAAGAAAGGCATCAATCCATATCCATCAAGCCCAGTGCAGATGGTCGGCCTTAATAGCGCACTTGTTCAAAATTATACGTCAGCCTCATATGTAACAGATGGATACCTAGCCAACGCGGATGTCTACGCTATTGTGAGCTTTCTTGCTCGCAAGAGTGCATCCATACCTTGGTATGTCTATAAGCTCAATCCTGGCGAGAAGGCTCGCACCGAGCTGATGCGCTATAAGCAATTATCAAAAGGCATTGCCAATCGCGGTGCGTTTGAGCAGGCACTACTTGCTCGTAAGAACGCATATTCAGAAAATATTATAATGGGTACACCTTTATCAAGGTTACTTGAAAGGCCAAACAATTATCAATCTCAAGACCAATTCTTTGAAAACTTATTCGGATATAGATACCTCAGCGGAGAAGGAAACGTATATGGAAATGATGGTAAACTTGGAGGACAGTTCAGTGAACTCAACATACTCCCAACCCAATTTTTGGAAATATACCCAGATCCAATCGACCTATATAATATCGTGGCATACAAGCTGCAGGTAGGAGAAGGAATTAATTTGCCAAAAGAGCAAGTGATGCATTGGGCGTCTTGGAACCCTGAGTTCGATGCTACGACCCGTGCGCACCTTCGTGGTGTGTCTCCACTTCGTGCTGCACTCAAGACACTTCGTATGTCAAACAATGCTGCCGATGCAAGTGCAATGATGACTGGCAACGGTGGAGCGAAGGGAGCCTTAACTCCTAGACCGCTTGGTAGCATTGTGCCGAGCTTTACTGTGGAGCAGGCAAGTGACATTAGGCGTGCAGTGAATGAGAACATAAACTATGTTGACAACAAAGGGAAGGTGGCAGTGCTGCAAACTCCTTGGGACTACCTCAACTTTGGTATGTCTAGTGTCGACATGGAGCTAGTGAACACACTGCGCCTTTCTATGCATCAGTGGTGCCGAGTATTTGGTCTTCCTGCTGTGCTGTTCGATGTTGACACATCTAGCTACAACAACTACCAAAACGCAATGCGCGACCTGATTACCAACACAATCATACCGATGTGTTGCCAACTGCGTGATGAGCTAAATAAATGGCTCGTACCAAGATACGGTGAGGATGCATTCATTGACTTTGATATTACGGCACTACCAGAGATGCAACAAGACATGGAGAGAATGGTCCGTAGCTTGCGTGATGCGAACTGGTTGACCTTTGACGAGAAGCGTGTAGCGATGAACTACCAAGAGAAGGAAGGTGCGTTTGAGTATGCATACATCAACCAAGGTCTGATACCTATTGAGCAAGCGGTCATGGACCTAACTATTCCACCATCAGAAGACATAGAAGACGAAGATGACAACGGAACAAATAACATTGCAAACAACAGACGAGGAGATAATGAGGATAGTGATGATGAAATATCCCAAGCTGAAGAGCGAGCAGAACTGCGCAGTAGAGAAAGCAATGATGATGTCATTGAGGACAGCATATAAAAAAAAGCTAATCGATGAACGCGAGTCAAAGAGAGGCTTATTGGATAAAGTTTGAGAGGCTTCGCAGAGGTCTTGATAATAAGTATAGTTCTTTGTTTCAAAAGGCGATCAGTAAAGAGATGCGCAAAGTTGCGAGAGACTTGCAGCTTATGGGACCAAGTGCAACGCTGTCTATGATGGGTAGCTACGCATGGAGTGATGAGCTGATAAAAATAATGGAAGAGTTGTATAGAGAGGCCGCTGTGATTTTTGGCAATGCATCTTATAGAGCAGTCAGAAACCAGTCTCGCAAAGCAGCAGACCCATTTGGACTCAATACTGACTTTATAACGCAGATCATACAATTTTTGAGCATCTATGGCTTTCAGCTAGTAGCCGACATGACGCAGACCTCAAAAAAGAAGTTGACAGATATAATCTCGCAAGCTGTTGTAGAGGGACTGAGTATAGACGAGATGGTCCGCATCATTACAAGCGATGAGGACTTAGGATACAGCGCAATGCGTGCGAGAAGGATAGCAAGAACCGAGGTGATGCGTGCATCAAACTATGCTGCTCTACAAGGCGCAAATTCCCATAACTTTGAAGTAGATAAGGTATGGATAGCGGCGAGAGACAGCAGAACGAGGAGAATACCTCGCAATACTTATGATCACTTAAATATGGATGGCCAACAAGTTCCGTATGACCAACCATTCACTTCTACTGGTAAGAAAGGTGACACTGTGCTAGCCGCAGCACCTGGAGACCCAACAAGCCCAGCAGGCTTCACTATCAATTGCAGATGCGCAATAGGCTTTGTGCCAAAGCGTGACCAGAACGGAAGACTAATAATGAAAAGATAATTATGCCAATTTATTATTGCGAAAATAACGGTAAATATCGCATTGGTGAAGGCGAATGCGTGTACGAGACAAGAGAGAATGCAGTGAGTGCATACCAAGCGTATTTAGCGCAAGAAGGCAAGAGCCTAGAGCTAAAAGAAGAGACCTACAATGATTATCCAGAGGCAGCTAGCAACAACGCAAAGCGTGCTTTGAAATATAAAGAAGAGAACGGTAGCAGCTGTGGTACGCCAGTTGGCTGGACCCGTGCAAATCAGCTCGCAAATCGTGAGAAGATAAGCAGAGACACAATCGCTCGCATGGCTTCATTTAAAAGGCATCAGCAGCACGCAGATGTTCCATATACTGATGGATGCGGCGGCCTTATGTGGGATGCATGGGGCGGATCAGATG